GGAGAACCATCTATCAAATCGTTTATAGCATCTGTTATTTCACCATCCACATATGATATTGACGCTTTCAAATTTAATTGTGATTGTATATTTCCTGTTGTATCTTTCAATCGACTTATTTCAGTTGGTGATATTGTTATACTGTTTGCTATAACTCCTCCAGTTATCGTTGTATTTCCTTGAAACGTTTTATCTCCAGTTATCGTCTGAACGCCAGTTATATTAACTACTCCGTCCAATAATTCGTTTTCTATTGCTTGGATTCTACCATCTATGGCGGTTATTGTTGTCCCAGTTATATTTCCAGAAACATCTAAATTACCACCAAAATTTACATTACCTTGAACTTCTAAAGTGTCAGCTTTAACATCTTCAATCGACGCAATTCCACCTACATTTATATTAGTAAAATTCTGAGTGCCTTGAGCTTGTGGAAATTTTAAAAAATATTTATCACCTTCTGAAATTGTTAGAGGTATATCTAACTGTGTAAATTCTACAGGGTTGAAAATTGGTAAATTGTTTACTGGTGCAGGATAAGATGCCATTTTTATATGTATATATATATATGTTAATATATTTATATATATGTTTAAATTTAGTAAAATAAAATGTTATCATAATATATATAATGTCAATTCAAAATCTATATAAAAGTATGCCCGCTGAATTTTTAGATAAAGTGGATAACCCAAATTTTAATTTACACGGTATTAAAATTCCTATGAGAATGTGTATAGTAGCACCTTCTGGCAGTGGTAAAACGAACTTCCTAGTAAATATTATTAATATATTTTCATCTGGGAAGGGTACATTTAATACAATAACCATTATAACACGTAATGCTAACGAGCCGTTATATAAATGGATAAATAGTATATGCCCGTCTATAATTATTAAGGAGGGACTCGAGAATACACCAGCATTGGATAAATTTGATAAGGATTTTAACCATTTAGTTGTATGGGATGACCTGGTTTTATCAAAAGATTTGTCTAAAGTGGAGCAGTATTATATTAGAGCTCGTAAATTTGGAGTTAGTTGTATATTCATTTCTCAATCGTTTTTTAGAATACCTAAAATTATAAGAAACAATTGCAGTTATATGGTGTTATTGAAATTAAGTGGTAATCGGGAGATTAATATGATATTATCCGAATTTGGTTTAGGCGTATCAAAAAGCGAATTATTAGAAATTTATAAATACGCTACTAATGAGAAAATGGTGCCTTTATTAATTGATATGGAAGAAGAACAGACTAAAAGGTTCAGAAAGGGTTTAACTGAAATAATTAATTTTTTATAGTTATTTTTTTTTCGTATTTTTGTTTATTATAGGCTATGTTATATATTTTCATATGTTCTTTCAAATCTTCTTTACTTCTATGGGCTCTATTAGTATTAACATTATGTTTTTCTGAATTAATATATTTCTGTTCTTGAATATTAAGAAGACTTCTATTTAAACATGGATATACTTCAACTACTGTCATTGTCCAATTATGCCATCCACCATTTGCTCTTATTGATTCATATAATTTTAAATTATACCGTTTGTCTTTTATATTATTACATATTGATTTATGATTATATTCCCTATTAATGAAATTAACTGTACTTCCATAATATATATCACTACAATAAAGAGTTTTACAATAAATTTTGTATATCACTGAATTATTAGTATTATAATTTATCATCATCTATATATATTATATTATAATGTCTTTTTAAATCATTTTATCAAATGAGTCCTGTAAAGAAACTATATTATTTACAATATTAGTACTATCGCCCCAAAGTAATGTATAACTGAATAATGCAGGGCTTGGTATATTATTATCAATTAAATATTTTTCTTTTGGATTTGCATAATGTCGTTTCCTATAGTTGGTTCTCTTAATTATATCATGGTGGTCTATATAAGTACTACCGCCATCTAAACCAAAATGATAAATTCGTGTATTAAATTTATCATTTACAATTACAATACGTAACCTTTTATTTGCTTTCTTACTATTAGTTACTTCTAGTATATTGTACATATATATATATAATTATATATTTATTTTAACATTTATTTGCTATATACCTCTCTCGATTATATTCATTTATTGCTGGCTTGTTATTGATGTAATATTGTTTATTTAGTTCTAAAATATGGTCTTTATTATGAAGGTAATAATAAATGTTACGTTTTGTAATATGTTGTATATGTGTTTTATAATAAATCCTGTGATATTCTTTAAGTAGTTGTTTTGTATCATTGTAATACGATACCTTAATAGGTACCATACTCCAATTTCCCCATCCACCATTGCTTCTTATTTTTTGATATAATTTAATATTATAATGTTGCGAGGATGTATTGTTGAAATCTACCATATGTTTTTGTTTTCGTTTTAAAAAATTAAAAGTGCTGTCATAATAGACATACTTTGATGCTTTATTTAAACAATAAATTTTATAGGCTATTAGGTTATTAACCATTTATATACTATATTATATTATACAATCTTTAAATAGAATTACTTGATGCATCACTATATAAGTCACTTTCTGAATCCAATGATGTTGATGTTGATAAACTAAGTGTTTGTTTTATTGACGATATCGGCGAATCTAATAATGGGTATTTTATGGACTTTTTCTTTATGACTAAGCTACATTCATTTATTTTTATGAATTTGTCATATATTTCCGTTAAACATTCAGCGCCTGTCTGGGTTCTATGATGTTTATCCAATGAAAGGACTTTATAAATTGATATGGCAAGAAAATATGCATCCTTCGACGTAATTAAATTGTTTTCCATTTGTTTTTGTATCCCGAGAAATGATTCTATAGAACCAATTATAACTACTAGTAATGATAAAACACATGTCAGAGCACTTATATAATGCTGGTCCATATAACGGTCTAGTCCTACACTGGCTACGCTATTAATAGTGGATATAATAATAATTGGTATTTTATACTTGCGTAGGTCTAGTTCGTTTATTAAATACTGACTTCTATGATATGTGTGTAATTTTTTACAATCCTGTCTAATGGTTTCTAAAATGTTTTCTTGGTCTTGGCTCCATAAATCCATTTATTATTTATATATTATACTAATATTTTATTATATGTTTTGTTATAATTTAGTTTTGTTATAATGGTAGTTAATAATTGTAATTGAAATATATTCTTGATTCTTAGTTAATTTAGTTAATTTTTGCCCGTTTTTGATAAACTATTCTATATTTCTATCCCCTAGGAGGGGTTTATGTAAAACGGGCAAAAATTAACTAAATTAACTATTTAATTATTATTAAATGATATATTTTACTAATTTTTAATATAATATCGTAGAAGCATTAGAATCCACATCATCAAACATTGAAGGTACATTCTTTCGTTTCCAACCAGCTATAAAAGGTTTTGAATATTGTTTTTTATTATAACATTGGCGCGCCTCCTTATAATATTTCCTTATAAATAAATTAGATTGTAATACTTCCTTAAACTTCTTACATGTGCCATTTTTACGTTTATCCTCCTTACTTAGTTGATAATATTCATCTCCACTTTTATACTCCATAAAAAGGTCTTCGATAAAAACAACTTCATTAGCTAATTCATAATTTTCCTCAAACCATTCATATATATTGTCGCACCCTTTAATATAAGCTTTAGAATCATTAACAACTATACTAGGCACATCTGAAAATAAAGCCTTTTGGTAGTGCCTAAAATATGGTAATAACACCATAAAAAGTGCTTGTTTATAATCATTTTTAAATGCTTGACCCACATATTTAACATTACCAAGTTTTACATTAAACTGAGTCCTTTCTTCATCACTAGTATTATTATATTCAACCTCACAAACGAATTTCTGTGAAAATGGGATTACACAATGGGACATCCTTCTACTAATCGCATCATTCAACTCATCTAATTGAGGTTTTTCATTACACACCATTATACTCGTATTCTTCATATCTATACCTGTCTGGTTACTATATAATGGTCTTACATTGATTTTTGTATCACCAGTTATTTTCTTGACAGTGGCACAGCATAATGGTTCTTTACTTTCGGGTTCTGAAATAATAACAACACGCTTACAATCCATATTGGAAGCTTCAGGATTCCCACCATCTTTGATAATTCTACTTATGAAACCAGACGGCAAATTATATGAATAACTCCCTAACATCTCCATAAGCAGTTCAACTAATACAGATTTTCCATTTCCACCTTTTCCAGTCAAAATAAAGAAACTTTGTATTTGTTCAGACACCAAACACGTACTTAATACCTGTAGTAAATAATCTTTAACTTTTTTATCTGGTTGTATGCTATTAATCAATTCATCCAACTCAATAACTAAATTATTATCGTAATCATCATTATAATCATATCCACATGACATATTAATATAATCAGATGCACACCCATTTACTTTCAACCCTGTAGTGATATCAATACAACAATTTTCAAAACAAAACATATATGGATTCAAATTCCATTGCTGTTCTTCATTACATATTTTATTGCACACATCTGATACCATACAATTTCTTGTTTTGCTATTCCTCAATTTCGATAAAACTACATCACAGAATTTTTTACATTCTGCAATTTTACTTAAAACCCTCTTACTGTCCTCATCATCACCATCAAGTTGATTCGTCCAATAATTCATTTTATGCTTCAAATATGACATCATCAATTTACAAAATACGCCATCGATAAAATTAGATATATTACTCTTATCTGCATTATCTGGCTTCCAATACACCCCATTAAAATGAAACACCCTCTTATTGCAGTAAATAAATCTTTCACCATATGCTAATTTAAATGCATCAGCTAAAGCACCATCATTAAATGAATTTAAACTATTCATATCAAAAATGGTATCAAACTGTTTATATAAAACACTATTATTATTATCATCATCTGTATTCAATTTCTCATTTACCAATTTCCATTTATGCACCCATTGTTTATAAAATGGTGCATTAACACGCTTACATATATTATCAAGTGTATAAATACTAATCATATCATACTTGCATCTTGCATCCCATAAGCCAATGTGATGCTCATCATTAGAACCAATTAATGCAACCCATTGATTAAATACACTTTGCGGGAAACCATTTGATTTCAAACACTCTCTTATTTTCAAGTAGTCGTTAAAATCATCCATATGCATATTCAACCCATGTAATAACAAATCTGTATATGAATTTATTAAATTGGTATCATTATTTATTGTTTCAATAACTTCATTAATAACTGATTTAACCTTAGCCTTAACCTTAACATCATTATACGTATAACATGATTTAATAAATTCAATATGGTCTGTATGTTCTTCTGTTAATACAAATATTGGCTTTTCACTTCTCCACTTTCTAGCCTGTAATTTCAAACCACTTATTTTATCAGTTGTCATTGTAGGCGGTACAACCTGTTGGCTTGTATTATCGACTAAGATTTCCAAACCACATATTTGCTTTTTGCCTTTTAATATTTCCATAAGACTGTCAATAGCAGTATAATCAACAATGACATTCATATTTCCAACTGTACTGCTATCGAATGCACCATCTAAAATACCATACGACACCCATTGATTTTTCCATTCGATACATTGTTTGGCATCTGTTTGTGTCTTTTTATCGAAACAATCAAAATCAAGTGTCATCAGATATTTTTTATTTCCTTGTAATCCTGTTCTCAAACCATACCCTTTATAATTGAAGTTTAATGTTTTAACCAGTTCATCATGGGTCATCTTCTCCCATCCCTTCATAGACCCACCATTACCATTATAAGGTGACTTTTCAACAAGTGTTTTAACATTCCCTTTATTATCAGTATAATTTGATACACTATGACGGACTCCAATTATATCATACCCTTCTTTTACTAATTGCTTCAATAGCTGTACATCAGTATTAACTGGTTCCTTTTTTGTTTCTCCAAAATTTATCATCATTATATATATTATAATATATTATAAGATATACCCTTTTAAATGACTTTTATGGTAGTTTATGTTATTTTATGGCTTAAACACTTAAACACGGGCTCCAGTTAATGCATCAATAGCTAAACTAACATTATACTCAATAAAACATATTAGGTCTAATTTACGACCACTTAAATTTTGACCAATAACTTGAACAGACTTAGGCACTGATTGTTCAATTGGCAACGCTCTACTTAAATTCACATAATGATAACAGTACTCGCTTTCAAAGTCCAAAGAGTTAATTAAACCAGACGTCAAACCATCTGTCAAACCACCATTGACCGAATTAACACCCTTTAAGTGGTGATTGAAATTTTCAAATGAATAACGTTGAGTATTATATATCGTATTCTGACCACTTACAACAATATTGAAATTCGTCAATAGGCAAAGTGGTGAAGTAGGACCCGAACCGGCTGGGTCAAACGGACTGTTGTACGGACTTATACCAGACCCATTTACGGTCTCAGAATAAAACGGTACAATTAAAATACTATTAATATCAGCAATACCATTTGTAAGTAAACTATTAATAGTACCATTAGAAGCAACATTCTGAATTTGATATTGATACACATCTGTATAATTAATAATTTTAATAGGGTTACTCAAATATGCCAATTCAAAAGACGGGTTAAAGGTGTATGCTGGTACATATAAAACAACATTAGTACTTAAGCCTCCTGTGGAAATTGGATAAAGTGTACTATTACTTCGTATTGTAGTATCTAAGCAAGAAGCACCAACTGAGACGTTACCAATAAAAGTGGAACCAACAGTAGAGGCAGTTACAGATGTCAATGCCTGACCACCAGAAGCTCTACTAGCTATCATTAGAGGACAGATACCACCTACAGAATTACTTGATGTTACAATAGACATAGCACCAGTAGTAGTGGCTACATTAACGGTAACAGACGTATTATTAAGCGTCAATGTCATTTTTAAGAATACCCCCTTTAAAAGAGGCATTTGTTGAAAAAATGAATGTACATGTTTCAGATACACGGTGGCATTTATAGAAATTTGAAAGACCCCTTGGGTGGTGTTAGTTGATGCATTCGTCTTTGTAATAATATGGTTCTTCCACAAGGTCTTACATTTATCATTTGTTAGTAAAGCGCTTAATTTAGACCCATCTAAACCTATAACACCATCCTGATTATAATTAATATATTGTTGTCTTTTTAAAAATCCATTATTACCTCTGCCTCCATTTCCGATATTAAAGAGACCTGTAACTGGAGTAAATGAATTTTGATTACTATTATTACATACACCTTGACCGTCTAAAGTAGCTACTTCAGAATATTTCCAAGTGCTAGCATCGTCTGGATAAAAACCAATAGAACTTCCAATTGTATTAACATCATCCCAGCTAAATGTTGTCATAAGCTTAAATGAGTTCCACATGTTAATAAATGGAGTTTGTTGTGCAATTGTAGTCCCGTTAAGGTCTACCGTAAATTGATGAATCATAGAACCATACCAGTTCTTTAATCCCATTGAAAAATCGGCACTAGTCCCTGCTGTATTTGGTGCTAAATCGGCGGATAAAATATCAGCTTGAGGTTTAGAAGATACTAAGGTCATTAAAAGCGGTATAGAAAGGTATGCCTCTCTGTAGTTCATAAATTTATTACTATTCGAAAGTTGTGATGTATCAATTACAGATTGATTAGAACTGTATTGGCCACTTTGGTTATCAATGATGTTTAACCAGTCCTTTTTAACAAATATATTGGGCGAGGCATTTACCTCTTGACTTAAATCGAAAACTAGTTGGTCGGATGACATTATTATATATATATAATCTATATAGAAAATAATTTTAGCCATTTAATTTAAATTATTATATATTATTTATAATTCAAATGCAATATTTTTATGTTTTTTCTTTTTAATGTTTAAAGCCATTAGTTTATCATTATTAGCTAGTCCAAGCCCAACAATATTATTATTACTAGATAATTGTTTTTTTGGCTCTATAATACTATTATTTTGTTTTAAAGGTTTATTTTGATTATTACACATACTTTTTGTCGTATTCATAACATTACCAGTTTTTAAATAAATTTTCATTATATATAAATACAATATATTATTTTTAATCGTTTTTAATAACCCTCAAATCTCGTAATTTACTAACATTATTCAATATAGCAGTTATAGTTGATATTTGCCTTTGTTTGTTTTTAACCTTATCCCTCTCATCTATAGACCCATTTTTAATGTCATTCATTAATATTATTTGCTCACTCATTAATTCACTATACAATCTGTTAAAATAACTATCATCAATCATATTTATATATATTATTATATTATATTTTTATATTACTTTCTACCCTATAGCTTCTTTTTCCTCAGCGAATGCAAGCACGACAGTCATAGCTGGGTCCAATATTTTCAGTGCGTTCAAGTCATTCCCCAAAAAACCAATACGAATTTGATTGTACGTACCTCCTATTAGCTTCTGCCATAATAGAGCTGGGGGCTGTTCTATAATAATCTCACCCGCACCTACATTAGGACTAATTGTATAAATAACACTTGATGGATTTGCATACGGATTATCAACAGATGAACACGTTATTAGGACTGAACTATTTGGCTGGAGATTTGGGGCTGAATTAGAAACCACTGATAAAGTGCCTAAAGACTGTATTTTACTAATATTTGTTATAGGTTTAAATTGAGTGCTTCCATCGGCGTCAAATGTACCAGTAATAAATGAAATATCTGCGGGATTAGCAGTATTATCAAATGTTTTCACGCCGTTTTTATACCCCAATAAAGCACCTAATTGCGTTGGGATGGTTATAACAGGGTTAAATTTAGTTGTACTAGTAGTATTATCATTCCAGCCAGGTGGACGGGTATATTTTCTATTAGTAATTGATGCATTATTAATCTCGTCATCATCAACCATAAAAGTATTAACTTGAATAGCGTATCGAGCAGGATTTACAACTAATTCGAAATAATAGACATTATTACCATTACTATCAATAACATAATGACTATTTTTTATCGCCTCAAATTGCAGAAACTGATTTAAACTAGAAACCTCATATAGGCCGTCTGGAATAGTTAAATTATATGTTACTGTATTAGTTGTATTTGTCCAACTATAACTAATTTCATTATTACCAAAAGACGCTTTAATATTAAACCAACTATAGTACATACTCACAGATGAAATAGCAACATATGTGTCCTTAAAAAGCACTGAAGAAGGGAAGTTATAAACTAATTTGTTATTCTGACCGTCTTGAATCAGATTTGATGAATTTAGTACAATTGTTCGCATTTATATATATATATATTAATATAACATTTTTATTTTTAAATTAATTTAATAACCCAATAGTAACATCTCGTATAATACTTCCTTTGCGTCCTTTGTTGGTAATAATCCATTCTTCTCTAATTTCATAATCATCATTTTGAATTTCTTTATATACTCTTTATTATCATTCCCACATAAAATTTGCCCCTTCATGAGCTGAAAAGTATCAATTTCTTTATCCTCTTTTGATTTATTCGGAGCCTGTATTTGAAGTTTATTTATAAAACCGCTAGTACTTGCAACCTTATATAAATATTCTTTTTCTGCATCATCTAATTTATTAATAGCTGATTCAGTAGGAATAGAACCGCCAACAATATCCCGTAATATATGGGCCATTTTAGCACTACATTTTTGTGATTTCAATCCATTAATACTACCACCTTTAATAGTCTTTATTGAAATTATATTTTTATCCAATTGTCTTTTATTAATTAAATGATGCCCAAAAGTACTAAATCTGGGGATAATCACATTAACACCATCAATATCATCAGCCGTTAGTACATCACTTCTAACTGGTCTAGTACTACCTTCATAATTTCGTGTAACTGGTCTCCCTACACCTCTACCTTTCATTTTAAATGCTTTTACACCTCTACCTCTAATATCACCATCATTACCTTGTTCTTGTAAAGAATTAAAAATAAAATTATCATATCTTATAAAAAAAGCCTTTTTATCATTAACTCTCGATGTTTTATTAATATCCATTCTTTTCATTAATTCTCTAATATCATTATTTTTAAATTCACCTTTTTTAAAACTGTCAATATACTCATTAATTTCATTGTTAGATAAATTTTCTACTTCAGTCTTTTGTTTATATCCAAGAGGTAAAGTACCGTCTCTATCAATTATTTCAGCTGGTTGGAAATCCTCTTCTGCCATATTTATATCATCTTCATCATCTTCAAATCCAAAATTTAATTTACTATCATCATCATCACCCTGTTTAAAATTAATTATTTCATTGTTCTCCCTCAATATATAATTATCAAATATTGTTAAAAAAATACTAGCATTCATACGCCCTGTCCATTTAGACGTCCTAATAATATCATCAATTCTATTACTTAAATAAATTAGTCTATTATTGTCCTCCAATGATTCAACAACGTCATTAGCCTGTGTCGAGTCCATAATACTTCCCAATTTATTTCTTACCATCTGTTTCAATCCTTGAATATCAGCCACTACATCATCATAAGAACGGCTATCAGCTACTCTACCGTCTTCTGCCCTTACACTACCAACCCTTTTAAGACCAGTACTAGCTATATCAAGTAAGTCACTTGTACTTTGCATTTTACCCACTTCACTAGCGTATTGTTTTAATATCCCCATAAATATTGTTGCATTAACCCCACTAGACCATTTCCTTTTTGTATATTTTATAATATCATTAATCCTATTACTTAAATATTTCAAATCGTCACTGGAAATATTTTGTACGACTTTATTAGCTTGTGTAGAGTCCATTATTTCCATACTTAAAGACTTTCTGACTGCCTGTTTTATTCCCTCGATGTCCCTCATTTTCTCATCACTAGTTCTATTATCTGTAGGTTGTTGGGGGATACCTGATTGAGCATATAATGCATTTGCTTGAAAATTGAAGTCATTATTACTTTCTTGTAATTTCAAGACATCAAAGTATTCTTTTCTAAGTTCATTTCTTGTTTTTTTATTTTCCATTGTATTATATACTATAATAATATAATAATTGTAGTAAATTATTATATTATAATTATTTTTAAACTAATAATATTTATTCTTCGGCTAATATTAATTCAACATTTGAAATAGTTTCTGTAATATTTGATATTTCCTGTTCCTTATCCT